GAGCCTACGCCAGAGCCTACGCCAGAGCCTACGCCAGAGCCTACGCCAGAGCCTACGCCAGCTCCCAAAGCTAAGAAAGAGCACTACGTAGCCGAAGGTAAAAGTATCACGAGTTTACGTGGTATTAAAGCGGACGGAGCGTCTGTAGAAGCTAAAGACTTTCCGGGTGGCGAAGACACTCTAAAAGACCTAGTTAAACGTAAAATGGTAGTTAAAAAGTAATGAGCTTACGTAGCGTAGCTGAAAATGACCTAGGAGCTATCCTAGAGGATGGTGTAATGGGCTTCGGTTGGGCTATACAAGTCACAGACCCTAGCGGTCTGTCTAAACCCCTTACCGGTTTTTCAGATGATATCAGTCAAATAATTGACCCCGATACTGGAGAAGCAGTTTCCGGACGTTTAGTTTCTGTAGCGTTACGTATATCCTCATTAACAGCAGAGGGATTTAGTACACTACCTGTAGGTATTGCAGACTCAAAGATTAAACCGTGGATTATAGAGTTCGACGACATTAATGGGAACCCATATAAATTCAAAGTAGCACAGTCTAACCCCGATAGGGCGCTAGGATTAATAACGTGCATTTTGGGGTTATATGTATGAGTATAATTAATAGAGCCGAAGCCAAGGCGAGAGGGCTTACCTACTATATGACGGGGAACAGATTATGATAGAGAATCTAATAGATAAGCAAGATAGCTTCGAGATAATTAGAGACCAGATAGCGGCTATACTCGCCGACGAAGTGGCTAGTCAAATGGCACTAGCTACCGCCGCAGCTAAAGACCCACTAGACTGGAAAATGCGTATCTTTACAGAGCGCTCTAACCCGTGGGAGCAGTGGCTTAACGAACAGACAGACAAAAGCCCAATAGTAAATGTGTGGTATGATAGCTCGAACTTCGACCCTTCATCTAGTAATATAGTGGAACGTCAAGCGACGGAAGCCATATTTAATATAGACTGTTACGGGTACGGAGTGAGCTCCGATGATGGAGCCGCGGGACATAACCCTGGAGACAGAGAAGCGGCCTTAGAAGTTCAAAGAACGTTAAGACTAACACGAAATATACTAATGTCCGCTAATTACACGTATTTAGGGCTCCGAGGTCTAGTGTGGCAGCGATGGCCTCAGAGTATTAACGTATTTCAGCCTCCGATAGACGGGAGGCAGGCACAGCAAGTAGTAGGCGCTCGAATCGCATTTAGGGTTAAATTTAACGAGTTTTCACCACAATTTAACTTAAATATGGTAGAATTAGTATCTATAAACGTATTACGCACAGAAGACGGCGAGATAGTCGCGGAAGCGGATTACGATTACACCACTTAACAGTAAGGAGTTATAGTATGGCTATAAGTACAGCGATAGACGCTTCCGCAGTAGCGAGAGTCGTCGGGATTAAAACAGAATTTAAAGACCTTCGTGGAGGTATTTTATTTTTACCTCAACGTATAGCTATCGTAGCTCAGGGTAATAGCGCGGCAGTATTTGCTACGACTAAGCTACAAGTAACAAGCGCGACACTAGCCGCACAGACTTATGGTTTTGGCTCGCCTATCCATCAAGCAGCCAAACAGCTTTTACCTTCTAACGGTGACGGTGTAGGGACTATCCCTGTGACTATCTACCCACTAGAAGACGACGCGTCAGGTGTTGCTGCCACGGGAGACATTACACCAAGTGGTACACAAACCGAAGCCGCTTCTTACCGTATAAGTGTTAATAACATTCTATCGGAGCCTTTCGTTATTTTAGCGTCGGCAACAGTAGCCACAATCACAGCGAACATCACGGCGGCTATTAACGCGGTTTTAGATATGCCTATTATCGCAGTAGATGGCGCTACGACCGTAAATTTTACATCTAAGTGGGAAGGCGAGAGCGCTAACGACATTTATGTGGAAGTTGTAGGGTCGTCTACAGCGGGGACGTCTTTTGCTATTACGCAAGCGTCTGGAGGCTTAGTTAACCCTAACATTGACGCGGCACTCGCGCAGGTAGGTAACGTGTGGGAAACGATGGTTCTTAACGGATTAAACGTTGAAGATACTACGACTTTAGATAAGTACGCTACTTTCGGAGAGGGTCGATGGGGAGCTATCGTACGTAAACCGCTGGTAGTATTCACAGGTACTACGGAGGCTAGTGTTACTACAGTTATAGCTATACCAGAGGCTCGAAAGACAGACCGTACAAATGTGCAGTTAGTCGCTCCCGACTCTAAAGACTTACCTATCGCGGTAGCGGCTAGACAATTAGCTCGTATTGTTAAAGTAGCAAACAATAACCCACCACGCGACTACGGTAGTCAAGACGCGTCAGGGTTAAACCCTGGAGCGGACGGATTACAGTGGGATTACCCTACGCGCGACCAAGCGGTTAAAGGTGGTAGTTCTACTACTGAGGTAAAAGACGGGGTTATTAACGTGTCGGATGTAGTTACATTCTACCACCCTACGGGAGACCCTACACCCGCGTATAGATACGTATGTGATATCGTTAAGTTACAGAATATCATCTTTAACTTAGACCTTATTTTCGCTAATGACGAATGGGACGGGGCTCCGTTGATACCAGACTTCCAACCCACTACCAATAGAGACGCTAAGAAGCCTAAGACGGCTGTGGCTGAGGTTGGTAGTATGTTAGACAGCCTAGGGCTTAACGCTATTATTAGCGACCCAGAGACAGCGAAGGCTAACACTTTCGCGGAAATTGACGAACAGAATCCTAAGCGCTTAAACGTGGTTACTACTGTTCAACTGAGCGGGAATGCGAATATCATTTCCGTAGATTTAAACTTCGGGTTCTTTTTCGGAACTTCGACAGTAGTAGCGTAAGGAGCACAGTATGGCAGCAGTTGGCGGAAGTATTGAAGAGGTAACATTATCAGGGCGTTCGTTTGCAGTAGCAGCGGACGCGGAGGCACAGCGTAAGCTCGGGGGCTTCGAGAACGAAGTTATGGCGAACGGTAACGGGACAGCACGTTTAGTTAAAACGAGAGTACCTTTATCTATCGACGGACTCACTATCGAGGTGGACGACGACCGAGGAGACCAAGAGTTCTTACAAGAATTAGCGAATCGTAATGACTTCTTTACAGTGGCTATTACGTACGCGTCTGGTTCTACGTATCAAGGTACAGCGCAGATAACGGGCGAAAATCCGACTAGTAGCCAGAACGCTACAGCGGCGATATCTCTAATGGGTCCAGGTATTTTAACTAAACAATAAAAGGAAATATCATGAAAGAAAGTGCAAAAACAACAGGTAAAGACGTAGCAGAAGCAGAGTTTAATAGATTCACTGAGAAGATGGATTTAGACGTAAACACTGAGGGTATGAGTGCGGATGATAAGCGTGACTTCACGTTACAAAAGGACCGCCTAGTTCGTTGTATAATGGAGGGGTCTTTAACTATCGACGAAGATGGCCAGCCTACATACACACCCCAGAGAGCGGGTGGCGATGTTAACGCTATTACATTCTACGAGCCTACGGGCGCGTCGTACATAGCTATGGACCGTAAAAAAGTGGGTGAGGATATGGGTAAATTATTCGCGACTATGGCGGATATAACTCAGACTAGCTCGGGTCTTTTTTCTAAAATGAAAAATGCAGACCTTAAAGTGTGTATGTCGATAACTACGCTTTTTTTGGCATAATACGGACTCCCCTCGTTAGAGGAGGAGAGGACGTTATACTTCCTAATAAGCAGCACACTACGCACGCGGTACACTCGGAGATGATACTCCAGGTATGCCGGGACTATTCCGGGCTTCCGGATGTTAGAACACTTAAAGCCGGCGAGATAAGATTCTTTTACGAGGGTCTACGCTCAGAGCTTAAAAGAGGTACGAGACCAGGGGGATAAGGTTATGGCTAGACGTTTTAGTGTAGAAGCTATATTTAAAGCAGTAGACAAAGTTACAGCCCCGGTCACACGTATGCAGAATAGAGTAAGTAAGTTAACTCGCTCTATGCGTAACAATTTCGATAAATTAAATCGCTCAGTTAATAAGTTTGGCGATGGCATAAAAAAAGGCGCGATAGCAGCTACGGCCGCTCTAGCGTTAACAAGTGGTGCCATGGCTAATGTTATAATGGCTGGAGCAGAATTCGAGCAGACGCTCGTATCCGCCGCCGCCAAGTTCCCCGGAGAAATTCGGAAAGGGACAGAAGCCTTTAAACAACTCGAAGACGCAGCACGTAAAACTGGAGCGACTACAGAATTTACAGCTACTCAATCAGCGCAAGCCCTAAACTTTTTAGCTATGGCCGGATTTAATGCGGAGCAATCAGTGTCCGCGTTACCTGGCGTAGTAAATCTAGCGACCGCTGCTAGCGTGGATTTAGCCACGGCGACAGATGTAGCTACAGACTCGTTAGGAGCCTTCGGTCTTATGAGTAAGGACGCTAGCCAGTTAGGTTTAAATCTAGCTCGCGTTAATGACGTTATAGCTAAGACCACGACTACCGCTAATACTACGGTAGAGTCTTTATTCGAGACTATAAAAGATGGGGCGCCAGTGGCTACCTCAGCCGGAGCGTCTCTCGAGACCTTCGCGGCACTAGCTGGAGAACTAGCTAACGCTGGTATAAAAGGTACTCGAGCGGGTACAACTCTTAAAAATATGTTCTTAACTATCGCGGCACCGACGACGGAGGCGGCTAAAATATTTAAGAGATTAGGTATACAGACTAGAGACGCTAATGGGGATATGCTAGATATCGTAGACGTACTGGGTTCGTTAAATAAGTCCTTAGCTGGTTTAGGTACAGCGGAGAAGTCTGGAGTACTAGAGGGTATATTTGGTAAGATACCTATCGCTGGAGTAAATGTACTACTACAGTCCGGGTCTGACCGATTAAAAGAATATCGTAAAGAGTTAGAGAACGCTTCGGGTGCCTCCGCTACGATGGCTAATGTTATGCGGAATACACTCCAGGGTAGATTAAATAGTCTGACCTCAGCTATAGAGGGTGTAAAATTAACGATGTTCAGCATGACGGAGGGTCCTTTGAATGACGTAGTGATACGTATGACAGAATGGGTCCGCGCTAATGAGAAGCTGATAGCTTCCAATATAGGGGGCTTTATATCTAACCTAATAAATAACTTTAGCGAGATAGTAACCTGGTTAAAACGCATAGGTACCGCACTTCTAGTATTTGTGGCATTTACTACAATACTTAAAACACTTATAGGGGTATTAACACTGGTTAATCTCGTAATGGCGGCGAATCCTATTACATTAATAGTATTAGGTGTCCTGGCGTTAATTGCCGTCTTCACGGCGCTAGTAATATGGATAGACGATATAGCCGCCGGATTTGATAAATTACCTGGGATAGTACAGGACGTATTAGCACCTATAGGATTATTAATTAAAGCTATTAAATTTATAAAAGATAATATCGGAGTAATAGGCGACGTAGCCAGCGCGGTATCTACCGGGGCTACAGATTTAGCGAACTCAGCAGCGGAGACGGTCGGCGATGTAGCGAGCTTCTTTGGTTTAGGAGATAGTGAGCCTACGCCACAGCCGGCGGTACAGATGGTAAGCCCACAGGAGCGAGTAGCGCGTAGTATAGAAGAGAAGCGCTCTACAAGCACCGCAGAGGTAACTATAAAAGACGACACAGGCAGAGCCGAGGTAACTGGTGGTAGCCTAGGTAGAGGCGTGAATTTAACACCGTCAGGGAGTTTCTAATGGCATGGAATGATAGATTAAGAGAAGCGGCGTACACTTCTCCGTCAGGAGTACGTATAGCCTTCGAGTATGAGGATGTACGTACTGAGGTAGATAAAAAGACTACAGGGTTCCAGTTTCCGGACGCAGACGGTACGTTCGTACAGGATACGGGTCACTCAGGTAGACGATACCCCCTTCGTGTATTTTTCTGGGGTCCAGATTATGACCTCCAGGCTAACGCGTTCGACGAGCTACTATTAGAACGAGGAGCGGGTAGACTAGAGCACCCTATCTACGGAACAGTAAACGTGGTACCTTTTGGTACTATCTCTCGAAGAGATGACCTTAAGACCGCGGCTAACCAGACAGTGATGGATATTACATTCTGGGCGACGATAGGTATAGAGTACCCGTCGTCTCAGACGGACCCCGCGAGTAATGTACTAACCTCCGTAGAGGAGTATAACGCTACTACGGCGGCGCAATTCGCGGAAGATATAGACCTGGCTACCGAAGGTAAAAAAGAGACCTTTAAAGGGGAGTACGATAGGTTACTGGGTAATGTTAAAAGCGGGCTACAAAGTGTGGCTAATACTCAGGATAACGTGCGTAAACAATTCGACGCAATCACTAAGTCGGTGGACCAAGGGATAGACATTTTAATAGATGACCCTTTAACGCTAGCTTCTCAGACCACACAGCTTATACAATCCCCAGCGAGAGCACTTACAAGTATACGCGCGAGACTGAGCGCGTATGGGAACCTTACCAGCGATATTATATTCGGTAATAAACCGAGC